ATCATCGCCACTATAATTCTTTCTGCCCCTTCGTCCTCTCAGCAATCAAGACAATCAAGGAACTCTTCCCTGGAATTCTTCTGAAAGAAGTCTCCCCTGAAGAACAAGATATGTCAGAACCTTTCTTCCAAGTGTCTTGGAATCTGCCAACAGAAAACGATAATAACGTCTATTTCAAATTCGTGCCTGTCTAAAATGTAAATAAAGAAACATATTAACATGTCAGCTTGTCTGGCTTTAACAAGAAAATGGAAAGTCTGTCGCAACTATCCTACACCAGGATACTACACTTGCACGCAACATAGAAGCTTTTTTGATAATCCTCAAAGTATCAAAGAATCTTGGTTTTCTATACAAAAAGGCGGCTACGCCCACTTCTTACACCTTTCCAAATGGACGAGTCAATGGATTGAGTCTTGCCTTCAACATAAATTAGTTGAAATAACAAGAGAAGATTTCCAAAATATACCTAGAGCTGAAGGATTTCGGTTTAGCAGATACAACTCAAGTTGCTGGGCGTATTTCTTACTTCTCTGTGCTCGTCAAATACCAGAATTTAGAATGTCTTGGAACCCAGAACTCTGGGAATCTTGTTTGAAACGCTTATGGTATTGGAGTGAGAGGATAGGAGCTGTTAAAATCACTCGAGAAGATTTGCAACTCTTGGTCTGTGTCAAAGGGAGTATCCAAGAATTCCACAAAGGCGTCAACACCTCGAATTACGAAACCTTTCTCACACACTCCTCTGAAGAACTCCCAGAATGGTATGAAGACTTCATAACTGCCCCAATTGAAGAACATACTTCCCTAATAAGATTTAGAGATTCTCAATTAGAAGTGGTCCGAAGACTCAGAAAAGAATTTCTCGATGCACGTGTTGTTCGGTGTAAGAAAATAAAGAAACAGATTATCGCCGTAGCATTGCATACTTCACGATTCTTATTCTGGACTCTGACAAATGAAGAGGTAAATGAAATGAAGCAAAGATGGAATAAGAGTGCTCTACATTCAAAAGAATCACTAAAACTTGTGTTAGAGGAGGTTTGTTGGGATTCTGGCCTTTGGGGCTAAAATTGACTCGTAGTTCTTATAGAAAGACAAGTCCATAGAATGGAAGACTTTGATAACGATCACCCAAGAGTTGCAAAGAAATGGCCTCTTCCTCGTTTTGTTCGGCCTGGTATTCGCGGAATGATTCAATCTAGTCTTGTGCCCCTGCCAGAACTTCCTCCACTTGACCCTAAGATTATTATAGATATTCAAGAAAATGGAACAAAGCTCGGTGAAATCACTCTATCTTTGTCATGCCTAGAGAAAAAGTCTGAGTCTATCTGTGAAGAATTAGAAGGACTGGAAAAGACAAATCGCTGGCATAATCGCGGAAATCGTGATGCTCGTATTAAACAATTGAATAATGAGCTGGATGAGATTAAGAAAAAGAAAGAGACTGCTAAAGATTCTTATAACACTCTCATAAAAGAAGCAGAATCCGCGATTTCTATCGCATCACTACATGCTAGTCTTGAAAAGTCTTATGAAGCCCTGGAAAAATTGAAGTTCGGCTTGGACTGATTGGGAGGTCCCCCAAGCAAAGCAAGAAGCAAATGTCGTGCCAAGCTCGTATTCTTCATGAAGAGTTTGTGATTCCTGGATCTTCTTTGAAATGCCATACTACCAAGGAATGTGGTGGCAAAGTCTCTATGAAGGTAAGCATAGATGATGGTGAAGGACGCCAGGGAATTTGTAAAGAGTGCTTCAAACGCTACAATACCAAGGGTAGTAAGAATGATATTTGGTATGGCTGGTTTGACTGCTCGTATCCTGAGAATGCCCGTGTCAAGTTCTCTCCATGGTATTACAGTCAGATCAAAGGGAATTCTCCTGCTGCTGCTGCTGAAGACCTAACAAAAAAGATGGAGAAGATGAGTGTAAGTGCTCCTGCTCCTGCTCCTTCTCCTTCACCGCTGTCAAAGAAAGAAATGCTAGTCCAAGAAATTGCTTCAATGACGCATGCCATAAAGAACATCAAGGGTAGGGAACAAGTCAACATGCATAAAAAACTCATAAATCTCAAGACCCAGCTTCTCCTCCTAAAGAAATAGTAGAAAGCGCAGTCTAAAAGTATTGAAACTTCTTGTGTAGATTAGATGGCAGGAATCCCTTTTTTGCGTGAAGAAATTACTGTAGTTGATGCACGAAGTCTTTCTCCAGAAAAGTTCAACGAATACATGGAACAAGGCTTCAATAAGAAAATTCCCTTCATTCACACCATCTACTATCACAAAAACTTCCTCAAACGTATTGAACTCATTAACAATCTCGATCATAATCCATATCACTTATTCTTTTATATGATTGGACCCTTCTACTACTTTGACGATGGTTCAACCCCTATACAATATTTTTACGGAGAACATTCACGATACTTGTCAAACGAAGCCCTAAGACTTCTTCCAGAAAGGTTCCAACGTCAGACAGAAAAATATCAGCGACTTGAATACATCCAAATGCCTGGGTGTAGGTGGAATACTGATTGGATTAATGAAACATGGATATATGAGTATGTGAAAAACTTATATAAACCAATCTGGGAAAATACCCAACAAGAACGGGGTAAGTATGTGTATATCTGTCGCAGTAAAAGAAATAATAAACAAAGAGCAATTCTTAATGAAGATCTTCTAATACCTGTGTTAAAGGGGTTGGGTATTAGTTGCTACGCTCTAGAAGATATGACATTTACTGATACTGTGCGCCTATTCAAGTCGGCGCAGTTCGTTATAGGCTCTCACGGTGCTGGTCTTGCTTGGCTCATTTTCTGTGATCCTGAAACAAGAGTCTTGGAAATTTATAAAAATAAACTCCTCAAAGAACACTATACCTACTTATGTGCTTCTTGTAATCTCAAGTCCTTTCGCTTCACAGGAGTTATGGATGACCCTGATGTTCCTGTATCTACTGATCCAAAACAAGTGGATGACGGGCATATGATTGTAGATATAGCTAGTTTGGAATCTGCTGTAAAACAGTTATCTAAAGATATAGAGTCCGCATATACAGATGGAAGGAATACCGTTCATTCGTGATGGTGTAAGTATTGTTAATTTATCGAAACAAAATCCTATAAATGTTATGGGATTTCTTAGCCAACTTCCTAGTGAAAATCTTGAAGATAATTCCTTTCAAAATCAGATATTATTTTGCACGGAAAAGCCTAAAAGAATTAAACTTGTAGATGCTGCTGACAATAATCCTTATCATCTTTTCTTTTACATGATTGCGCGCTTTTATTATGTAGATAATGGTTCTTCTCCTATAGTCTTTTATTATCCTAAGTGCAGAACGCTTTGTGAGGGGGCTCTAAGGGCCCTACCTCCACACTTTGTTCGCAAGGAGGATAGAGAAGAAGCTGTTGAATACGTCCAAACACCTACTTGTGATTGGAGAGAAGATTACATCAATGAAGAATGGATTTATTCTTATATGCGTAATCTATACTCTCATATCTGGAAGGATACTCAAAAAGAAAAAGGAAAACGTATTTATGTTACTCGGTCGAAGCGAGATGTTGGAGCGCGTGCTATTCTCAATGAAGAAGATCTGAAACCTGTGTTAAAGGGGTTGGGTATTAGTTGCTACTCGCTGGAGAATATGACCTTCGTAGATACTGTGCGCCTATTCAAGTCGGCAGAATTTGTTACTGGTGCACACGGTGCTGGACTCTCGTGGCTGATTTTCTGTGATCCTGGCACAACGGTTTGTGAGATTTATAAGCGGGAAGATAAGAAACGCCACTTCCTTCACTTGAGTAGTAGTATAGGTTTGCGACACGTGAGATTTGGCGGAGTAGATACTGGGGGAGATTCTGGGGAAGACGCACATATGACTGTCGACTTGAAAGAATATGAAAAATTTGTTAGAAATTTATATACAAACCAAAAATAAATCCCATTTAACTTCCTGTCTTTTTTTGGTTTATTTTGTTTGTTTCTTGTTTCACACTGCATAAGGCCAGTTGTCCATCACAGACTCCACCGTGTCATAGATAAGGTCGCGCGTCTGAGAAGTAAGGTCATCCAGACGGAGCAGGATGGTGGGAGAGTTGGGAGGAAGAATCTGGAAACTCTCATACGGCTCAGAATCTAGAGTCATGAGACGAAGAGTGTTACTCAGATACTTTAGCACATCTGAACGCAGCATCTCGCGCGTCTCAGACTTCACATTGCTCTGCATATCAACAAAGCGCACATTGAACGTGTCGTCGAAGTTGTTGGAGATGGTGATTACGTCATCCTTGCGAGTGGAGGTAGAAGAGCGAATAGCGCGCAGCACAATCTCACACTCAGGAAGAGAAGCAGAAGCAGAAGTCTCCTTCGCCACAGGGATGAAGTCAGGCTGAATAGGAACCAGAGGAGGCACCATATCAACATACTCCAGCTCGTGCAGGTCGAGATTAGACTCTACATACTGGCGGATGGTGCACTTCGGCCGAAAGGGGAAAGAAGGAAAGTCCTCATCCAGATTCTCAATCTTATCCACGAGCCCCTTCAGAAACTCCAGGCGCGTGTGGGCGGTCATGTAAGAATCTGCAGAAATCACCTCGTTGAGAAGCCACTTGATACCATCCTGCTCCCAATTCACAAAGTCCAGAAAGTGTGTTAGAGGTAGGTCCCTGCGACTTACACGGCGCAGATTCAGACGAACCGTCTCCACACAAGAAGGCACATCATTCGTGTAAGTCCACATCTCCAGAACATCACGCCAGTTAAACACGCGGTGCGGCTGCAGAGAACGAAACCACTTGTTCGAGTGGGTCATGCAGGGCCGAGGAGTGGTGGTGTAAGAGGAGGTAGGGAACTGAGACGCGTAAGAGGTCATGGTGTATTCAGGTGGGACTTGAAAACACCAGGGCGGACAAAATCAATTTTTTTGGCAGTCTTATACCTTGCCATATATCTTAGTATCCAAGTCTGTCTGCGAAGGCATTCTAGTAACTACAGCACCCTCGTTGGTAGATACCATAGATCTCTTTGAATCTTCAATTAAAGAACTTATCATCTGCTCACGGATTCTCTCAGACTTCAAAGGGTCTCTAGAAAGGTTGGGGACACGCAAGAATGAACGGAATATCGTTCTAGAGCCAGGAGAAGCGGCAGTGAAATGACCTTCTGCCCCCCCTTCATCCTGCTCTGCCTGTCTCTTGACAACCTCCTCTAATTCCTTCACCTTGGCCTGCATAGAAGTGAATAAAGAACCCGATAAGTCCGTGATGGCGTTTTTAAGACGCTTATCCACCTCAGGCATCATGTGCTCATGCCACACCTTGCGCTTCTGCTTCAACATTTGGACCGCATCGACAATAATCTTTTTGGTTCTCTCATCCTTGTTGTTGAAGACCTTCGTATGGTCCATACCGTGCGCGATATCAGGACGCTTCAAATCAGGCAAGTCCTCAAACTCCTTCTCAAACGCCTTAATGATATCATCAGGTATAGGAGGAGACTGCTCTATCAATCTATCCAACTCTGAACGACAAATCTTCAAAAAATCCAGAGCATCAATACGCTCCTTTGGATGGAGAGCTAGCTCTACCGCAATCTGACGCTGAAATTTGCCCCAAGCTATAGAAGCAACACGATTTGACTCAGAACCTTGCGCATACCGGAAGAAGTTACCCAACGTAGTCAAGATTCCTGTAAAAATAGATACAGCCCCTATGCCAAGCTGAGCGAATTTCTGAATGTCTTGGTCACCTCCAGATATACTCTGTAACATAAAGTTTGCAGAACCCGTCAAAGTCGATAAGATAATGACAGGGACTGTTATACCCATGTTGGAACGACTCAACTTCTTCTCACATTTGTCATGCATCCAACGATAAGAAGAAGCAATGTCAGCCCAACCTGCCATCAATTCTTCTTGTTCTTTCGTCCATCCGTTATTAAAACGTTGCACACGAAGACTCGCATTTCCTGATAAGTCTGTATTTACTGGAGCAGGAACCGGCGAGGCAGAAGCACGAGGAGCATCGCCCATTCTAATTACCAAAATTATTTTAGAAATTTTACGCACTTTCAAAAGAAACTAATTGACTCTTCCACCTCTTCCCCCTCTTCCACCTCTTCCACCTCTGAAACTACCCTTCGCTTTCTTAGCTTCTACGCCATTCTTATATAAAGTATCCGCTTCCTCCGCCTTCAACTTCTTCGGATCTATTGTCGTAGGAATACTTATAAATATCTTTGTTTTCAAGTCCGTCTTATACATATAAGGACCATACTGCCCTGTGTTAAATGTATAAGGGCCAAATTTATATCCTGTTGAATTTGTCTGAGATCTTGACTTGAATTTCTCCAGAATCATTTCTAATGTATCAGAATCCACAAACGGCACACGAAGACCATCACACTCTAAGTATTCTCCATAAGGACCCTTCTTTTTCATAATTGGTTTCTCATTGTATGTCCCATACGTAGCATCAGTAATCTGTTTTTCTATCCACGCTTTTGCAGCTTCTTTTGTAATCGTCTGCATCGTATGCCCTGGAGGAAATGTGTAAAAGGTGGCTTTTCCTTCTTTGTTGGTAGCTTCCTGAACTAATAATAATCCTGTCTTACTCATAACCGCCTTGAATCCATCACCAAAGTCCTGAACTTTCTCTGAAGCTGAAGGAAGACTTGCCTTATCCTGTAAACGCTCATGGTCTTTCTTATAAGAATTCCATGTATCATGACATACTAACTTCCACGCTTCTTCACCTTTCGAAATCTTGTCGAGACGACGCTCCATAGAGTTCGTAAATTCGTAGGCAAAGAGTTGAGGAAATTCACGAAGACAGAATGTTATGACTGACTCTCCAAGAGTTGTCGGCACTATCTTTTGTTTTTCAGCCCCCAGAGTAATCTGCTCGTTTTGTGTTAGAGGGGGCCATTGGCCTGGTTTGATGTGTAGAGAACTGTTGAAAATCTTTGTGCCTGGAATGTCTTTCTTCTCCACATATTCTTTTTCAAATAAGACCTCGGTCAATGAAGCAAAGGTGCTAGGACGACCTATCCCACGCTTTTCTAATTCACGAATCAAGGTCGCTTCTGTATATCTCGGAGATGAACGAGAACGCTTGGGAAGTGCCTGGGCCTTTTCCCAATTGAGGACTACGCCCTTCTTTAGCATCTGCGACTTCTTCCACCTGCCTTCTTCATCATCGGTGGTCTCATTTTCATCTTCATCTTCGGTTGCTTCTTCAGCGTCCAACTTTGCAGGACTTCCTAGAATCTGCCAACCTTGAAACTCTGTCTTACGCCATTTCGCCGTCCATCGAAACTTGTCAGCATCGGCGCGCATAATTAGAGTTGCTGTGCGTGTCTTTCCTGTAGCGGGAGCCATGACCGATTGGACGGCTCGACGATAAATAAGATTATACACTTTCTTATGAAGATCGCCCAAGTCGTCTTGCGACGGGAGTTCATACAAATCAAAGTGAGTAGGACGAATGGCTTCGTGAGCTTCTTGGGCCTCAGGAGCAGGAGCAGGAGCAGGAGCAGGAGCTTCCGCAACCTTTTTGGATTTCTTAGCTTTCGTCGGCGTCGGCGGTTTATCTTCTTTCAAAGAACCCACATATTCTTCACCATATCTCTTCTTCACTTCCTCCTTTGCCGCCTCAATAGCCTCATCACTTAGAACAGCATGGTCTGTTCGCATGTATGTTATATGGCCTTTCTCATATTGTTCTTGCGCTAACTTCATCGTAGCCTTCGGATTCAACTTATGGAGAGCACTGGCTTCTTGTTGTAAGCTGCTCGTAATCAGCGGTTTAGGAGGATTTGCCGTCCAAGGCTTTTCCACAACATCTTCCACAATACAACCAGAATCCGCATGGATATTTTCCAAGTAATTTAGTGCAGATTCTTGATCTTCCAATTCATCATCCATTTTCGCATCAAAGTGAAAGTTGGGAGAAGAAATAATCTTAGCACTTATGGACCATGAAGTCTGGATAGAATGATTCTGAACTTCTTTCTCTCGGTCAGAAACAAGACGTAAAGCAGGTGTTTGACAACGACCTGCACTCAATCCTCTCGCCACATGCTTCCATAATAAAGGAGAGATGGTAAATCCCACCAACATATCTAACACAGACCTCGCTTGCTGGGCCAATACACGATCCATATCAATGCGCCTCGGATTTTCTATCGCATTCTTCACTGCCTTCTCCGTAATCTCGTGGAAGACTGAGCGCGGAAGACTTGTAGGGTCACGCTTCAAAAGACACGCAACACTGTAGGCAATCGCTTCACCCTCACGATCATCGTCAGCAGCCAAGTAGATTGTCTTGGCTTTCTGGGCTGCTTCCATGATTGGTTTTGTGGCCTTAGACTTCTCTTTCAGAAACCGAAAACGCGGCTCAAAGTCCCTGTCAATTCCAACTGCATCCAAGTCTTCTTCTAACGCCCGAATATGGCCCATCGTTGCTAAGACTATATAGCCTGGACCAAGAAATGAAGCAATCTTCTTACATTTCGCCGGCGACTCAACAATAACTAAATTTGACATGACTTCTTTACTGGGGACTTGGAAAAGATAAAGGATTACCCTGTCAATTTTATATGGTCTAAGGCAATTATACGATCATAATATAGTATGCCAAAGAAAACCGTCACAATGGCAACAGCAATAAAATCGAAGCCTAACCCCTTCTGTGTGTTAGAGAGTGAGAGTGAGAGTGAAAATGAAAATGAAAGCTGGCCGGATCACGAGAGTATCGAGCAATGTATCACCATCAAAGAACTTACTACACCCTCTCCTACCACCCCCCCTGAGGAAACAGAATCAAAGCCCGCCATAGATAATAAGCAAGAAGAAGAAGAACAAAAAGAACAACAGGCCTATCGCACATGGATTCGCGACGAGTCCGAAAATCGTTTTACAGGCGATGAAGTAAAAAAGAATATTTTCAGTAGTCCTTTCTCAAAACATAAGAAACAATGGGCCCAGCCAAGATTTCGTGAAGATAGTGAGGGATGGGTAAGTATTCGCTGGTCTCAACCCCAGTTTGAAGAACAATCTACAGAACCTGATACTCTCTCCGTGAAATATGAACCTCGTTCAGAATCATTTGAAGATTCTAACGAAACACAGTTCCCTTCCCTTCTAAAACGGGGCAACGCAAACATATCTACGAAACCTGTATCCTCTGCAGAAGATGATACTCTGAACGCAAGTATGTGGGCGGAAAAAATTAAGAAGAGTCTAGAAAAAGCCGAGCAGAATCGTATTCATAAACAAAAAGAAGATACACCCCCCCGCCTCTCTTTTTTCAAATCAATCCCTGCTTAAAAATAGAAATCATAAAAAAATAAGAATACACATGGATTCTATCGTTGCTGCTGTTATCCAGAAATTTCAACAACGGTCTGAAGTAGGAATCAAAAAATATGGAGTCACTCTGGATCGCCAAGACTTGAGCGTCCTTGATTGGATCACGCACGCTCAAGAAGAATTGATGGACGGTATTCTGTATTTGGAAAAACTCAAGTCGCTTCAATCAATACCCAAACAATAAGCCTGCACGACCACCATACACACGTAACACTGTATATGTTTCAACCCATACATAGACTGTATAGGCTGGAATGTTTGTTACACTCATAGAACCACGACAAGGCTGGAATTTCAAAGATAAGTCTATATTCTGCATCTTGTCCAAGTTAGCATGTCCCATTGGATTTGTAATTCCATACATTTCGTGTTGTGTGCCAAAGGGAATGTGGTAATAATACTTATTATGCCAAGGAGTCTTTCGCTGCTCCAACCCTGGCAAGATACTTCGAAATAAGACTGGAGAATCTGTAGCGTATCTCACAAACTTTCCTTCATATACAAGCGAAAATGATGTAATAGGCTCAGAATCTATCTTGGAATATGCAGGAACGAGTGGAAGAAATGTTTTCGTATTTAATCCACTTGCATCAGGCCACCATGGTGCTACAGGGCCTATTCCACTCACATCAGCAACAAAAAAGCCACTCAAGTCTCTCGTAGCTAAAAACGGCGCGTTCAATGCATCTGCATCGGACCTGTGAATGAAGAAATACATTTCGCGGGCAAGATTTGGGATTCGCATACGAACACGGGCCGACGAAGCGCCATTGGTTTGAAAGGGATCAACGGCGTAGTGTTGAACGATCGGATAACTAATATCGCCAAGCCGAATACGATTGGCTTCGGGCTTGTCAATATAGACATATTCTAATAATAAATAACAGTCTTCAAACCCATAATTTGACGGCATGAAAACATCTGCTATCTCACTAGCCTGGACCGACTTGTCAGGATTCCCGTTCAAACCGAAGACAGCTTCTCCATTTACAGGATCCAAAACATAAAAAGGACTTCCTGCCATATTTCCCAAAACAATCTGGTCCAATGAATTTTTCACAACTTGGGTGCTCGTATAAATTGCATTCACTGTGTTAAAGGTGATGTTTAACTGAATTCGGTCCGTGCCAATGGCATCAATCGGTAAGGCTGCAGAAGGGTCGCCACGAGCAAACCAAAAAGGTAGTGGAACAGCAATTTCTTGATACTGTGTATCCCATCCATTTGACTTCGCCGTGAAACCATAATCATACCGCCCAATCATACGATTCACCGTTGTAGTTTTTTCCAAGGGAGTGTGAAACTCGTCCATAACTTCTAAGAGCCGACCATCTAGAGTGTCTATGGGAGCAGCAGCAATAGTGACTTGCGCTTGCGAAATCAAAGCATGTCCCACCGAGTTCGTCCAACCAAACGTTGGGCCCGCAAAAGCTAGACCTGAAGCATCTGCCGCTGCTCTCGCTTGTTGCTGTGCCGTCCGAATATCTGGAAGCTTCGCCACTAAAAATGCCCGCGTAATAATATGCCCGCGACGAGGAAGAGTTGCCTTTGCTGTCTGGCCGAAAGCCGGCGCATTATCAAAGTCAACACGATACCATTCCGTTGTAAAACGCCCCGTCTTCACAAATGCTTTCTGAAATGCTTCTATGCGCGGCTGGCCCTTAGGAGGAAGTAAACGTTCATCCTGAAGACCGGAATGTAAAAGCTTCAATAAACCCGCCGACGCCATTCTGGTGTCATGTCCGTAAAAACTATAGGCCCTTGTTTAATCGGTATACATTCTATTACCAAGACCATTCTGGAATCTGAGCCACTGCAAAGTAATTACAAAGACCTTCACCTCCCATTCTTGCTCGTAGTTCCCACCAGGAGGACTCACATCCAAAGTTAAACGAACTGAACTCAAACGAGAAGCATTTGCTGTTCCTGAAGGTTGATGCTCGGAAGGATTTCTAGCAAACGAATATCCATAAATAAATGAATCATATGCCGCTGTTCCACCCTTATGAACTAGGGCTATGTGCTGACGAAACCACTGCTCTTCTTGGTTTATCAACTCTATCCCATTCAACTGTAAGACAGCATTTTTCAACAAGGGCCGAAAGGGATTAAATACAGTATCATATTCTACACTCGTCACTGCTGAGTAGTTCGTCCATTCATTATTATTCGCTGTAGCCTTTCTCCGCACAAACCAAAGAATCTCCTCCATCGGATGATTGACTTCCAAAGGGAGTTGGACTTGAATTACATCAGACTTTGTCTTATTTGTCACATACTTCAGGGGTTCTGAAAAGTAAAAAGTCTGGCAATTTCTTGTTAGGACTTCGAATGGATTTCTCAAAATCTTTTGGCGCATACTTCCATCGGTCTGGGCCGAATATGTTATTAATTGGATATTCCGAAATGGTGGAGCTGCTACCGATGTATTCACATTTCTTAAGATGACGCCTGACTCTACGATCGTAATACTCTTATTCAAAGGAACTTCATCACAAGTCGCACGACGCCCATTTAGACGACGAACACACTCTGAAAAAGGTCGCAGGGTTATATGAATTCTTACAGTGCCATCACGACACGCTAATAAAGGCATTGCCTCTTGAAGACGAGCTCTTTGAAAAAAGAAGGGGATTGGTGCAATTAAAGTGCGGTTCGTTGTAGGAAATGGACGATATGTGGGTGTGGAGAGTAAAGAGGGAAGAGGATAACGACCAAATCCATCCACCGCAATTCCATATTGTTGGTTCAAGTCGCGCATAAGTAATCCTCCCACATTCAAAAAATCTCCATCTACCGTTTCAATCGTAGTATCAGCAATCTCCAACTCTGCTTTTTCAATGATTAATGAACCCAAACTATTTGCATAAAACCAAGGATCATCCTTATAACGCCCATCAGATTTTACATAGTCAGCAGTTCTCGCTTGAAATTGTAGCAAAGTTGTGTCATCTAGCCAATGGCCTAGTTCAATCTGTAACATGGTGCTAAACAATAGATCACCCGCTGTAGAAGAACCAATGTCAAATGTAAACCTTTGGCCGAATGATGTAGGACCACGGAAAGGAAACTCTTGGACGGAAAGTGAAAAAGGGAAGATACGTCGATTCTGGTCTGGAAGCCACCAAGTCTTCTCTGAGGATAAGGGAGTGTATTCATTATCTTGAAAGTCGCGAGGCGCGAGATCCAACAAAGTGACTATATCTCCTAAGGGCCTTGAATATCCCTGGTTTGCCATCTGACTTACTCAACGATGTTTCTCTAGGCTTAATTCAAAGGACGAAAGTATTGATCTAACGTCGTAGGCATATAAGGCTCCGTAAGCAGTGTTGAAAAAGATTCAATAGAAATTTTAGGTGCTCCAGCAGATATTTGAGTCTCTAACATTGACACTGCAGTATTCACCGTAGAAAGTTGAGAATTTAAAATTTTGCTATACATCTTCAGTTGCTCTAGTTGGGCGGCTCCTACGACACAAGGATTCTGAGAATATGAATTATAAATCGCATTTGTCTGAGAGTCTATATATCTTCTTATTTCTTGTTGCGTAGCACCCTTCCTCCTTTCCTCCAACATGCCCGCCATAGTGCTTACATTATTTAAAATTTCTTGCTGAATATCGGGATGCATGGGGTCAAACAATAGCGGCTCAGACATCGTTTTCTAATTGCCACTAAATAATTCTGCTCTTCCTTTTCCGCTCGTGTCAAACCGCGCCCAACCTTCCACAACCACTCGTAACTCCGTATTTGGAGCACCGGTTAAGGGATCTATAGGAGGAAGACTCAAGTCTATATAAAATGTTGGCCTATCTGCTGTTGTAAAATTCACCGTCCCCGTAACTTGTCCTGCAGCTTCGGGAAATCGTAGCGGAGCAATGTCGCCCAGAGTCCAATTCATTGTATTAATCTCTAGGCCCGTATCATTCTCTTCTTTCGCAAAGTTCGTTATATCACGCCAAACAAAAGAATTACGTGGAAGTTCGCGATCACGTCCAGCAATCTGGAAATTTACCGTGTTAAAATAACTCTGTGCCCCTACTATACCCGTATTTACCTTCCATAACTGATTCGCATTTATATCCTTTACACTACGAAAAAACCAAACAATACGCCCAGAAGGATGTATTCCATCCAATCGTAACTTCACCAAACTCGTCCCACCCCCCACCACACCAGCATAATCCAATTGGTTCTGTGTAAAGACATTCTCGTAAAACTGTGTAAACATCACCTTCTGCGGCTTCTGAAGCCCCTCTTGATACTCAAACGGAACATAAATCTGCTGCGTCTCCAACTGTATTTCCAAGGGAGCAATCTCAGTCCTCTTCAAAGTCGTAAAAGGGACAAAGGGACCATCTCTTACACTCTGCTGCTGAAAGTCCGTGCGACCCCAAGGAACCGGCTTCATACGCCCATCCGATGACTCCACCAAGTCCTCCAACTTTCGCAACTTACAACGAAGACGATACGTATGAGCTTGCGTAGAACGCTGAGGCAAACCTACATCATCCATGTCTTGCGAACCTATGACAGGAATCGGTAAGCGTAGTTGGTGAGGTGTGGCATTCCGTTGAATACTTAGATCACTTCCATTATGCTGCGCCGTAAGTTGATTGTATAAAAAAGCTTTACAATAAGAACCCTTGTTCTGGCCTATTCCCCATAAAGCATCGCCCGAAAACTCTTGTAATAAAATATTATCTTGATATATTTGAATCAACTCAAATAAGAAATTTCCTATAGAGTTTGTATATCCGTAGCTTACGCCATCTGCATCGGTTATGATCGAACTTGTGTTAGAGGGGGCTATTGATGGGGGGAGCCATGTTGGGAGATTGATGATAAGTGTAGCGTTTATCATCAAATCACCCACCAAGTCAAACTCGAAATTCACAGTGCGACCAAATTCACAAGCCGTATGAGGAGGAATTCTGCGTATCTCAAAAGATGAAGGTGCTTGGGCCTCGTAGGCTGAATCAAAAATGTAGGTGCTTTTTGGTAAGTCTTGGTAGAAAAATACATCCTTGTTTCCACGGGCCACGAGTTCGTATAAAGAACCCTCGGCCGTTGCATAAGGTGTCGGGGCAGCCATCTGATTCTTGGTTTGGTGATTGTTTAGAGCTAAGAACCGGTTGATACCGCCGCTCCAGATGAAAACCAATCTAACACAAATCGTGAGACTCCCAAAGTAATTACACTAGAATAGGATACTTGCGTAGAACTTATGAGATGAACTGCTCCCTTGCAGATAGGACTGCCTGTCGTAATGAATCCGTAGAAGTATCCTAGAATACCGTCTGGAACACAGTATTGACTATACAACTTTGTTACACCGTAATGGGTGGTATAAGCAAGCATTACTGACATAACACCCTTCGCAAAATACTCCATCTGTAAGGGAAGAAGAGGGGAGTCTTTAACTCCAGTCTATTTTTACAATCAATTCCCAGTATTCGTATAGTATGAATGATATGGAATTCTTCAATACTTCAATCTTAGCATCATGGAATATTTGTATAAGTTGGGTGCGAATTAAGTCTTCCTCCTTAGTAAGATCTGCCATTTCTACACGACTTGAAGCCCAGGGTGTCGTGATTCTTACTATGGTCTCACCTGCCATTGCAACTTTGAGCGCCTCTGTCTTCGCATAACTCACAATACGATCAACAAGTCCCTGCTTGTATTTCTCATCCTTATATTTGTGTAAAAGGATCAGATCTTTACGGCTATAAGACATATTGATTGTAGTAAATATCGTATATTCTTTCTTTTTACGCAATATAGACTGCGTTCGGAGGAGGTAGCTGACATATTCTATTGCCGTTTTCATTAATATAGCAATTCGTTGTGAAGAAAGGCCACCAACCTGTTCCACTGCCGCCACCATATGATGATAGACCACGTCCTCCTCCGTGGCCACCATGGCCACCATGGCCTGCTGCTCCGCTGCCACCACCACGAAATTTTTCAACATATTCTCGTATTTGCCAAATTAATAGAAAAAGAAAAAATATAATTATTATATATAATAGACCTAGTGACCTCATTTACATATATATTAGAATTAATCTAGTCTTCTTACATAAATTGCATCTCCCCACCCTAGTTCATCATATACATTCGTATAGATTCTTGTAAAGTTCTCCTCAAAAAGTAGCTTGTCTAAGTCATCAATCAAACCACAACCCTTATACACCTCCTTTGTATTCACTTCAATATAAATACAGTCGGCATGCTTGATAAGATCCCTAGAACCACGAAGCACATCAAGTTCTGAACCCTGGATATCCAAATTCCAAAAATTAAACTTTGTTAGATCAATTGAATTATTTTTTACAAACTGTTCTAAAGTCTGGGTTCGAACTTGACGTTCTCCAACGACAACTACTTCTGGATGATCGTCCTTATGTGTGCCAAAGTCAAGTAAGCTTGAAGACATTACATTCAACTGTGTGGAATTCGTATTCTTCGTAATCTTGAAAGTAGCATCTCTCTCTACACCATCTAAGACCGCTGTGTAACAGTTGGGTATACCCATTTGTTTATTTATAAATGTAATCTCTTCTAGAGCATCTACCCAGATAATGTCTTCATCCTTCACATCAAGCACTGTGTTATATACATGACGCTCTTCACATAAGTGAGCTCCCAAGTGTAGAACACCATTCACCTTCACTTTGTTTTTTAACATAAGTTTCAATAATTCCATAGGAGGAATTAACATTTTCACTATATCTGAAAAAACATACAGTTAATTTAAGCCTGGACCACCCTTGTCATAGCACAGCGGGCGCGACAGACAGGACAATGAACGCTTGTCTGATTTCTCTGAAACCATTCTGATAGGTGAGGCTCAGAGAACACATGGAAACATGAAGTTACAGCAGAACCTTCAAGAGTTAGGGGTGCCAGGTCAATCGCACACGATTCATTATTTCTCACAGCTTCTTCTACAAGAAGACGTGCAACTCTCTGAGGAATCGGTCGGATAGGCGCAATATAATTGTAAGCAATGTGGGGGAGATACTCATCTGTGACAATTTCATTTGTCTCTACATAATTATCAATATACTCACGCATTGCCGTAAGAGTGGCAGCTGCACCTGTTCCTGTAGGAAGAAGAGGAGGCATAACCTGTATATCATTATTCACAACAGCATTTCTAGTGCTCCACAGTTCAATATTCTCATTATACAGCGTCTGATCTACCAACTCTCTCGTCGTATACTCTGTCCCAATTGAAGACTGCTTTATCTGCCCTGCAGTTCTTTCAACAATAGGAATAATATCTCCACCCATATTTAGAAAGTATCCATCAGCCCGTATAGTAATGTTATAAGTATTTCTTCCATTCTTAATATACAATTTACAGGAAGCTGGAGGAAGACTGTTTGACCTATGCAGTGTTCCAATTTCGTGGTCTTCATTAGAATACTTTCGCCAACGGCGTATATTCGAATCCCATCTCAAAATGAAGTATGTTCTCTTTATAGGGCGGTGGAATGCAACCATAGTATTCACAAAATTATCAATAGTAATTTGTGCCATATTTAAGAAGGCAGGGACTTGCTACTTTAACAAATATATCTTTCACTTTTTACCTGTAAAAAGAGGTTTAAGAGCATATTCAGAAACTTGTGTTAGAGGGGATGTGTGGAATTTGGATATGGATTCGCTCTAGTTCTGTGAGTTGCGAGAGGAGTGGGGCCGACTTTCATTCACAACTATGGAAGTCTGGTGTAAATACTCTTGCAGCGAGAGGCCCTGAAGGAAGTCAGTGGCTCGATTTGAGCGGTTCTACTTGGTGTTTTACTCGCCTCGCCATCAACGGCCTGAATGAAGGCGGTATGCAGCCTTTTACATGGATGAATTCTAAGTGGGCGTGGATGTGCAATGGAGAAATCTATAATTCGAAGGAGCTTGAAAAGAAAATCCCCTATTACACAGTCTCAGGTTCAGATTGCGAAGTTATCGGTGCTCTCTGGGATTCTTGTGCTGGTGATCCTGTTGCTTTTGCTCGGGCCTTGGATGGAGTCTTCGCTGTAGTTATGTATCAAAAGACAGGTGATGTCAATAAGTATATTGTTGCGCGTGATCCCTATGGTGTTCGCCCTCTATTTTATTGTTCCTCGGATACAAACGGCTGGTTTTTTGCGAGTGAGCGCAAGGCACTCGAGCCCTTTGTTAGTGAGAACGAGGTGATTTGTGAATTTCCTCCTGGAGAAGTGTGGGAAGTCCTCCAGACTCCTGCTGTTTCCTACGTGAAGAAGTTGCGTTATCATACTGTTCCTTGGCTGAAGGCGGTGCGGAACGAGAATGAATTAGTTCGCGAACTTCGTTCAGCCGTCCAAAAACGCTTGATGACCGAGAGGCCCGTTGCTGCTCTTCTGAGTGGCGGGCTTGATTCAAGTATCATCTGCGCCCTCGTCCAAGAAAGTCTAAGAGGCCTCGATAAACCTCCTTTGAAGACTTTCAGTATCGGTATGGCAGGAAGCCCTGACTTACACTACGCTGCCAAGGTGGCTGCTTGGATCGGCTCAGAACATCATGAAATTGTGGTGACAGCCGATGAAATGTTTGACGCAATTCCTTCCGTAATTCGCGACATTGAGTCATATGACATAACAACCGTGCGGGCTTCTGTGGGGAACTGGCTCATTGCGAAGAAGATTCGTGAGACTACCGATTGTAAGGTCGTGTTTAATGGCGATGGTTCTGATGAAGTGTTTGGGTCCTACCTGTATTTTTACAGAGCACCGTCAGACTTTGCGTTTGAGAGAGAGTCGCAAAGACTCTTAGAAAATATTTATCAGTATGACGTCCTGCGCTCAGACCGTTCTATTAGCAGTCATGGCCTGGAAGCGAGAACTCCCTTTCTAGATAGACAGTTTGTCTCTGTTGCCATGTCATATCCTACTGAACTACGTCGGCCCACTACGGAAAGAATGGAGAAGCAGCTTTTGCGTGATGCTTTCAACGGATCTACACTCCTGCCGCATGATGTCTTATATCGTAAGAAGGAGGCATTTAGTGATGGGGTATCTTCTCAAGAGAAATCGTGGTTTGAAATTATTCAAGATAAGATTCGTGAGAGGGGTCTGGTCCGTGAGGGCTGGAAGGAAGAAGCGGAGGAAAAAAGCTGGTGGCCGATGCCTATGACTAAAGAAGCATTTTACTATCGTAATATCTTTGAAAGTATGTATCCCCATACAGGGAACCTCTGGAATTTCTGGATGCCGCGCTGGTCTCCTGAGACGTCTGATCCTAGTGCCAGGACTCTGAAGGATATAAAAATTGATAATGGCGTGCAGGTGTAAAAGGGCCCAGCTAGCTAAATGCCAATCCATTGTTTGGCTCGTCTTACAAGTTGGGATAAGACAAATACTACGATCGGCACGAGTAATAAACGCGCATCTACCGTAAAAGTATGTAATAACACTCCTGAGAAAGGTAAGTTCCTTTGTCAAGAATGTTTGGAAAGACCAAGGGGGGGTAAGTATCAAACACGGATGATGCACGGCACTTTACTAGAGCCGCCTCCTGAAGTTTCTCATATCTTTGGATCTCGTTGGTATTGGCAACAAGTTGCCATGTATGGTGAGCCGACTGATAAACACTGGATTGAATCTGCTATGGAAGCTCAAGCACTCGCTGAAACCCACAGCAAACCTCTTCCAGCATGGAAGGTTCAAAGACCTGGTGTGATTGATTTGAAAGAGATGCGACAAAAAAAGAAACAAGAAAATAAGGTGGTTGCATCAGAATCACGAGCAAAAGCTGTAGAAGCTAAACAAAAAGCAAATGCAAATGCAAATGCAAAAGGAACAATCCTACAATCTTTTACACCAATTGTGACGATGTATCAAGAATCTGAAATAAGTCCTCAAAGGCTTGAGACAGATTCTTGTAAGTTGAAGAAGACTGTGTTAGAGGGGTCTGCTGCTTTTACTTCGACTGCAGGCCATGTCTTTCGTGTTGGAAGTGATGGAGAACCTGGAGAATTCCTAGGAAGAATTGTTGGCGGTAACTTCATCAAGCTCTGAAGATTCTGTCTCGGCAGCAGGCTCTTTCCTTTTTTCAAGACTTACGGTGATTTCTGTTTGTTTCTCTGTTTTATAGTCCAAGATTACATAATATTCAAAATCACCATCAGGCCCATAAGAAGAACCTGTACTCCTCTTTAGATTCTCTCCTTTCTCAGCTACTTCTTTCATG